CTCCAGAAGATGCTCAAAAAACATTTGAGAAAGAAACTACACCAGTAGAATATAATGTATCTGATTTTGGTACAGGTTTTAAAGATGAAAACTTGCCTTATATGGCAATTGAATATTTAACAAATAATCAAGATTTTCCTGCTGATGAAAATTATAATCCAAAACAAGATCCACAAATACAACCTTATAATGATTTCTATGATCATTTTATGTTTAGTAAAAGTGCAGCTGAAACTACATCTATTATAAGTAAGTTAGATCAACAAGCTGAAACAAACTATGCTAGTCCTTGGTATCATCTTGGTAGAGTTACAGGAGCTTTTTTAGATCCATCATCTTTATTATTATTTACTAAAGCAGGGCAAAGTGCAAAGTTATTTGGTACAGCATTTGCTGCCGAAGAAATAGCAAAACAAAATATAAATCCTGTTAGAGATGATAGTTATATTCCTTGGACTGTAGCTGGTGGTTATGGATTACCATATGTAATTAATAAAATGGCCAAAGGTAATGTAAGTGCAGCAACACATCAAAAGATTATTAAATCAGATGAGTCTTTTCATTCACCACCAAAACAAATTACACAACAAATATATGAAGATGGTAAATTTATTAATCCCAATGAAAGACCTACAACAGGAAGTGTAGGAGCTGCTGCCAATGAAACTAAAATTAAAGCTACACCATTAGAAGAATTTCAAGGTGAAAAATTTGTTAAAAGTAATTTAGGTGTCTTTGGAGAAGATGGTCCTTGGACTAATGTATTTAGAGTTACTAAAGCTGTATCTAAAAATGCAAGAACTATGATTGCAGATATATTAGATACACCATTATTAAAATTAAAAAATACTAAAGAGTATGGTTTTAAAGCAACAGATCCATCTATTGAAGTACAACTTAGAATGAGAGAAGTAGGATCTATAGAAGCTATGAAAGATATTAAAGAACAATACATGAAATATATTGCTAGAGTACAAGGTGCACATCCTAAAACTGAAATAGGTTTAAATATGCACAATATTATGAATAGTCAAATGTCTTTAGCACAGTTTAGTAGAGAAGTTACATTAACAAGATTAAAAGGTATGCAGAATGATATTCCAGAAATAGCACAAGCTGCAAGAGTTACACAAGACAAAGTGTATGGACCAATAGGTAAAGAAATGCAAGAACTAGGCATTCGTAAATTACCTATTGAGAGAGAATTAAATTTCTGGAAAGGTACAATGGACACAATGAAAAAGAAGGGTGAAACTTCTAAATCATTTAAGTCTAAAGTAGATGGTACTACATCACAATATTCTGCAACAGAAATCAGAAATAAAATTGCTAAGTTAGAAGAACGCTTAAAAGCGTCAGATGGTTTAATAAAAGATTATGTTAATATAATTTATAATAAAACCAATATAGATAAAAACAAAGAATTGTTTAAAAATATAATTAGAGAAGATCTAATTAAAAGAGGAAAGTATATTAATGAAAAAAAATTAAATACTTTAGTAGATGATCTAGCAGGACATTTTCCATTTCAAAGATTTGAAAAAACAAAATATACTGATGATGTTAAAGATCTTATATTTGAAAGATATGCTTTTAACAGACCTAGATATGCTAGAGCTACAAGAGCTAGAGAGTTAAACCTTCTACCAGAAACACAAGTAAAACTATTAGAAAATGATTTTATGGTTAGTGATATTTTCTCACTAATGAAAACATATTACAGACAAGTAACTCCAGACATTTTATTTACTAAAAAATATGGAGATCCAAATGGTCTAGGATATAAATACATAGATGAAGCTCAATCAATGACGTTTCCTGGATTATATCAAGTAGCTGAAGAATATAACATTAAGGCATTTAAGGCAAAAACTAAGGCACAAAAAGCTAAAATTATGGCAGAAAGAAACAAAGTTCTAGAAGATCTAGAAGCTGGTATTGAGCTGGTTAGAGGTACATACGGATTACCTGCTGATCCTCATGCTTGGACATCTAGAGCTATGAGATCAATGAAACATTATAATGCTTTAACAATGCTTACAGGTTTCTTTGCAGCAGTAGCTGATGTACCAAGAACTGTTATGACATCTGGTATTCAAAGAGGTTTTAAAACTCAATTTGAAATGTGGGGAGATATGCTGTCAAATAAAAATAGAGGTATTTTTAAAGCAGGTAAAAAAGAAGCTCAGTCTTTTGCAGAAGCAGTTGATATGATTACTGGACAAAGAGCTATGTTATTTTCTGATATTGGAGATATGTTTGGTATGTCTTCTAAAGTAGAAGGTATGATGGGGAAAGCAGCCAACTTTAATTTTATGTATATTAACATGATGTCTAGATGGACAGAATTTATGAAAAGTGCAGCATCTGTTACTATTGGTTCTAGAATCTTAGAAGACTCTATAAAATGGAGTAAAGGTACTTTGTCAGATAAATTTAAAACTAAGTTAGCAGCTTCTGGTATAGATGAAGAAGTAGCAAAAAGAATTGCAAAAATGCACGAATCACATGGAACTAAAACAACACATAACTTTATGGCTAATACAGTAGAATGGACTGATGACTTAGCTAAACAAAGATTTGGTGCAGCATTAAATAAAGATATTAATATTACAATTGTAACGCCAGGCAAAGGAGATACACCTTTGTTTATGAACTACGAACTTGCTAGTACTATTGTACAGTTTAAAAAATTTGCAATGGCTTCTACACAAAGAATGTTAATGAGGGGTATGCAAGAAAAAGATATGGATTTTTTATTTGGTTCTATGTTGTTAATGGGATCTGGTATGTTGGTAGACTCAGTTTACACAACATTTAGATTTGATAAAGATTATTCTAAAAAATCTTTAACAGCAAAATTATTAGCAGCGTTTGACAGATCTGGATTAGGTGGAATATTTGTAGATGTTAATAGATCTATAGAAGCTCTTACAGATAATAGAATTGGTATAGCTCCATTAATGGGTGAAGGTAAACCTTATGGTTCTTCTATGAAATCTAAAGTAGGATTGCTTGGTCCTTCGGCATCACAAATTTATAACATATTTGATATTATGTATGATGTAGGTGGTAAATCATATAATCATTATACAGCACGTAATGTGCGTAGATTAATTCCATTTCAGAACGTATGGTATTTAGATTGGCTATTTGACGATTTAGAAAAAGGACTTCGATTTAAATAATGAGTATAATAATTTCAGACGTAGAACCACGAGTTCAATATACAGCAACAGCTGGACAAACTAGCTTTACTGTTGGATTCGAGTTTTTTGATAATGCAGATTTAAAAGTATTTAATGGTACATCACTATTAACTTTTTCAGCATCACCTACAAACGCATCACAGTATTCTGTATCTGGTGCAGGACAAACAGGTGGAGGATCTATTACATTAGGTTCGCCTGGAGCTACAGTAAATGATGTAATTACAATATCTAGAGATTTAGCAATAGCTAGATCTACAGACTTTCCAACATCTGGAGCTTTCCAAATAGCTTCATTAAATACAGAATTAGATAAAATTATTGCTATGGCACAACAGCTTGAAAGAGATCAAAAATTATCTCCAAGAGTTGCTACAACTTCTTCTTCATCATTTAATCTTACTTTTCCAGATATGGTTGCAGGTAAAGTATTATCAGCAAATTCTGGTGGTACAGGATTAGAGTTTACTATTGATGCTTCTGGATTATTAACCTCAGCTGCAAACGCAGCAACATCAGAAACAAATGCAGGTAACTCAGCAACAGCAGCAGCAGGTTCTGCAACGGCAGCAGAAAATGCAAAAAATGCAGCTGAAGCAGCACTTGATACATTTGATGATGATTTTTTAGGATCTAAATCTAGTGATCCTAGTGTAGATAATGATGGTGCTACTTTAGCAGATGGAGCTTTATATTTTAATACATCAGACAATGTAATGAAAGTGTATGACTTAGGTAATACACAATGGAAACAATTAGTACCAACTACTTCACAACAAACTAATATTGATGCTGCAGTTTCTAATGCAACAAATATAAATAATGTTGCTGGTCAAATTAGCCCAACAAATAATATTTCTACAGTTGCTGGTTTATCATCTAGTATATCAACTTTAGCAAGTATGTCTGGATTAAGTACATTAGCAGGTTCAGCTACTGCTGTTACAACTGTTGCAAATAATTTAACAGCAGTAAATAATTTTGCTGATGTTTATAGAATTGCAAGTTCGGCACCAACATCAAGTCTTAATGCAGGAGATTTATATTTTGATACTACAGCAGATGAATTAAAAGTTTACAAATCTGGTGGGTGGGCAGCAGCAGGTTCAACTGTTAACGGAACAAGCAATAGGTTTGAATACACAGCTACAGCAAATCAAACAACATTTACTGGTGCAGATTCAAATTCAAAAACTTTGGCGTATGACGCTGGATTTATAGACGTATATTTAAACGGAGTTAAACTTGCAAATTCAGATTACACAGCAACTTCTGGTTCATCAGTTGTATTAGCAAGTGGTGCTGCTCTAAATGATATTTTAATGATTGTAGCTTATGGTACATTCCAATTAGCTAACATATCAATTAATGATTTAACAGATACACCTGCTTCTATTGGTTCAGCAGGACAAGCTCTTGTTGTTAATTCTAGTGCAAACGCATTAGTATATTCAAATGCAAGTTCAGCAGAAGTTTATGGCTTTGAACAATATTATAATCCATCTACATTAGTTAGAACAGTAACTGTAGCTTCAGTTGGTGGTTCAAATAAATATTTTATAGATGGTGTTCAACAAGATACTTTAGATTTATACGAAGGTAATACTTACATATTTAATTATCCTTCTGGACATCCATTTAAATTTTCAACTACTTCTGATGGAACACATGGTAGTGGATCAGAATATACAACAGGCGTAACGCACAATAGCTCAACACAAGTAACAATTGTTGTAGCTAATGGTGCACCAACACTTTATTACTACTGTGCTTCTCATTCAGCAATGGGTGGACAAGCAAATACACCAACACCTGGATCTAATGCAGTTAGATATATTACTACTAATCAAGGTGTAGATAACATCACTGAAAGTCAATATGCCAACTTTGATGATGTTTTATTTAGTGCTTCTGGTTTTGTCTTTAGCGTTAATTCAAATGGCAATTTAATAGCCACTATATAATGTGCGTAGATTGTTCATTAATATAATTTAAAAAGGAGATATATGGCAACAATAAATTTAGGTTCTTTAAAATTAAATTGGACAGGTGCTTACAATAGCAGCACGTCTTATGCTGTTGATGATATAGCTACAGCTAATGGAAATAGTTATGTTTGTATACAAGCCCATTCAAACCAAGCAGTAGGCAACGCAACAGCTTACTGGAATATAATGAGTTCAGCAGGTACTAATGGTACAAATGGTACTGATGTTGGAACAACATTAACTACACAAGGTGATATACTTTACAGAGATGGAAGTGGATTACAAAGATTACCAAAAGGTACAGCAGGTCAAGTTCTTCAAATGAACTCTGGTGCTACTGCTCCAGAATATGGAACTGTATCTTCTGATATGGTTTTACTTCACACAACAGCAACTATGAGTGGAGGAACAGTTGCAGCAGATAATGTGTTTAGTTCTACATATACTAATTACAGAATAATAATTAGTAATTATTATCCTGCTTCAAATTCAGGTGGATCATTTAGATTTAGAAGTGGTGGTAGTGAATTAAGTGCTAGTGACTATATATACACACACACCAGACAAGAAAGGTCAAGTTCTTCTGTTAGTCAAGATTCGAGTGCTAATGGTTGGAATAATAACTTGGCAGAATGGTTTCAAACTTCATATGGTGGAAATGCAAATTATACAACTCAAGGAACAATAGATATTTTTAATCCATCTATAGCTAAACCTTCTTGGTGGAGAACTTCTAGTCTTGGTTGGGATAGTAGTGCTGCTTGGATGGTTAATTTAACAGGTGGTGGAACTTATAATGTATCAACAGCTGTTGATGGCATACAATTTAATGCATCATCTGGAAATATATCTGGTGGTACACTTAAAATTTATGGTTTAAAATAATAGGAGAATAATATGACAAAAATTATGGTAAATAATGTGTTAAGAAATATGACACCAGAAGAACAAGCATCTTATGATGCAGATGTTTCTAATGCAAATAAAAATATTTTAGTTGATGGTAATACTACTACTCAGTATGGAATTGATGAAGAATATGAAACAGCTAAAACAGATAAAGAAGCTAAAGATGCTATTAAAGCTAGTGCTAAAGCAAAGTTAATCGCAGGAGAAGCATTAACTGAAGAAGAAGCTAACACGATAGTATTATAGGTAAAATCCTATGACTAAAGCAAGAGATCTTTCTAATTTAATATCAACAGGAGTACCTAATAGTTTAATTACTTTAGATGCTAATGAGATACCTAATTTAGCTGCATCTAAAATAACTTCTGGAACATTTGCTGATGCTAGAATAGCTGCATCTAATGTATCTCAACATGCAACATCTTTTGATGATAATAAAATTGTTAATGATATTTCTACTTTAGCTATTAGACAAGCATCTAACGAAAACAAAGGTGCTTACAATACTAACTCAATGTATGTTGATGTATTTCAAGATGATACTGGATTAGGAACAGAAACTAATACAGACAGAAATGCTAGTGAATATGTTAGTTCAGCAGTTCAATCTACTGGCTCTGGCTCTTGGACAACAGACAGCGATACATCATTGCTACTATCTTCAGACCAAGTTTCTAGTGGCTCTACTACCTTTACTGATGAAAGTAGCACAACCACAATTACTGGATTTAGTGGAATTGACCACAGGTCAGCAGGTGGCGCACCTACAGGATTAGGTTCAAATTCTATTTCTTTTAATGGTTCAAGTGATTACTTAACTCTTACAAATTCAGATTATCAATTTGGAACTAGCGACTATACTATTGAATGGTGGATGAAAACTTCATCATCAAGCGAAGGTTATATTATGTATAATGCTGATACTAGCACAGGATTAAGAATTTCTTTGTTATCTAATGGTAAAATACATATTGATGAACAAGTATCAAATGCTGCTGGTGTTATAGACAGCGATAGCACTACTGTAAATGATGGTAGTTGGCATCACATTGCTTTAGTTAGACACTCAGGTGGAAGAAGACTTTTTGTTGATGGAACACAAGCAAGTTCTGATAGTACTTCACCAAGAAACTTTAATAACTCAAACACATTTAGAATTGGTCGTAGAGAAAGTGGAACATACTATTCTGGTTATCTTGCAGAAATAAGAATATCAACAACTCCCAGATATTCTTCTAATTTTACACCTCAACAAGTTTCATTAGTAACAACAAGTGCAACAGGAAACTTTATATCCAATGCAATTACAGCTCCATCAAGTACATCTAAAATGGGTGCTATTATTACTTACCAAGACCAAGCTGGAACTAACGCATTAAATACAGATATTGTTTTACAATTATCAGCAGACAATGGTTCTAACTTTACAACAGCTACAATGACAGCTATGCCAGACTTTGCTTCTGGAATTAAGATGGCTAAAGTAAATGATTTATCTGTTACTGCTGGAACACAATTAAAATATAAATTAGAATTTGCTAATCAATCTAGTGGTTCTAAAGAAGCTAGAATCAGAGGCGTTAGCTTACAATACTAATGGCTAAAAAAAAGATAACACCAAAAGAGTTTAGCGAAATTGCTAATGGTGTTAGACTTTCATCACATGAAAAACTTTGTGCTGAAAGAATGAATAATATTTTAAAGTCGATTGAAAGACTTGAAAAAAAAGTAGAACAATTAAGTGATCATGTTTCAACTGGAAAAGGAATAGTTAAAGTTCTTGTTATTCTAGGTAGTTTATTTATAGGAATTTTAGGCTATTTTAATTTTAAATGAAATTTATATTGGTAGTATGGGTTTGTACCTTTACTGGCAATCAATGTAGTTCACCAGTACAAAGCCCTACATTATATAACTCATGGAATGAGTGCGTTGTTGAAGCTTACAATTATAGTACTAATTTTCTTGCACAACAGAAAACAGAAGATGTTAATGAGTTTAGATTAGCAACTAAATTTTTGTGTAAGGAAATAGAAAATGTTTAAAGGTCATAGAATAATAGTTATAGGGGATGCTCATGATAGTCCTCATATAAAACAAGATCGTTTTAAATGGATAGGTAAATATATTAAATCTGTTAAACCAGATTACATTATTCAAATAGGTGATTGGGCATCTTTTGATAGTCTAAGTTTTTTTCAAAAAAATAGTTCACAAGCAGGTAAGCTTAAAGATGCTTATATGATGGATATAGAATCAATGCGTAATTCTATAGATATATTAGATAACTATATTGATAATGATTTAATACCTAGACACGTTACATTTGGTAATCATGAAGAACGAGTTTATAGGTTTGAAGAAAATATTCCAGAGATAGCAGGTATGATGAAGAAAGAGCTGCATCATTCTTTTGATAGTCGTAAATGGAAACGATCTGCATATGGTGCTTTTAAAAATATAGGTGGTGTATCATTTACTCATTGTCCATTAAATATAATGGGTAAAGAGTATGGTGGTAAAAACTGTGAAGTACAGGTAGCTAATGATGCTACGAATGATATTGTATTTGGACATACTCATAAATTTAGAGATTGGAAAGCTCCTAAAATTGGAGATAAAAATTATGTTAGGATAGTCAATGTAGGATGTGCGTTGCCACATGACCATGTAGAAGACTATGCTAAGATGAATTTAACTGGGTGGTCTTGGGGTATAGTTGAACTCGGTATCTGGGACAACCATATACAAGAGAGTCAATTTATATCTATGGATAGACTGGAGAAAACATATGATAACTGATGGTACAAATTTTGCTAAATATAATAATTTTAGTAGCAACGAGTTTAAATGTAAATGTTGTGGAGAATTAAAAATTTCCGAAATAGTTTTAGACTTTTGCCAGGCATGGCGTACTCATATCCAGGAAGGTGTTACAATTACTTCAGCCTACAGATGTGCAGAACATAATAGTAAAGTTAGTTCTACTGGAGATAATGGACCACACACTACAGGTTTTGCAGTAGATATTTCTACTTCACCACAATTACAATATAAATTAATTGACTTTGCTTTACACTATGATCCTAAACCTACAGGTCTAGGTATAGCAAGATCGTTTACTCATCTTGATTGGTTAACAGCAGATGTTGATCAGAAGTATGTAGTAAGACCTAACGTATGGAAATATTAATATGTGGTTGAGTGCAATAAAACTTGCAATGAATGCTGGTTCTCATGTATATAAAAAACGACAGCAAACAAAAATGTTAATGGCTGATGCACAAATGCGTCATGCTGAAAAGATGAGCAGTGGTGAACTTGAATATAAAGCGAAAATTATTGAGAGCAATGATAACGGTTGGAAAGACGAATTTGTATTGGTGCTTGTATCTTTGCCTATGCTTTTATTGGGTTGGTCTGTTTTTTCTGACGATCCAGAGATTCGTAATAAATTAGATTTATTTTTTGAGTATTTTAAAAATTTACCTTATTGGTATCAAGCAATTTTTATTGGTGTCGTTAGTGCAATTTATGGATTAAAGGGTGCTGACATCATGAGGAAAAAATGAAGGTAAGTGAAAACACTTCGGTATCAATGCCAGTTAAAAATATGATTGGTATTGTTATAGCAGTTGCTATGGGTGTATTTGCATATACAGAAGTTACAGCAAGACTAACATCTTTAGAAACTTCTAGAGAATTATTTGAAAATGATTTGCTTAAAAAATCTGAGCAAGTACCTACTGACCAGGAGCAACATTTTTTATTAGAAGATCTTTATAAGACTGTAGAGAAATTACAATCAACTCAAGAAATGAATATGACTAATAAAGTCAATATAGAATTTTTAAAATCACAACTTGAAAAAGCATTAGCTGATATTGAACACTTAAAAGATAAGGTTAGAGCAAATGGAAAATCTTACTGAAGTAGTTATAGCTTTACTTATGATTGTTAATGGAGAAATCAAAGAACATAGAATCCAAGATACTATGTCTGATTGTTTAAAAGGTAAACGTGTAGCTAGTAGAGAAATTAATAATAATGTTGAATATCAATGTATTAAATCTATGGCTGAAACAGAAATTTATATGGGATCTAAATCTATTAAAAAACTTATATTAGAATAGTATGTGGTGTGTAATCTGGAAACAGAAAGATCTATATCAGATGTTTACAAATGTAATATTTGATTCTGAAAAGAAAGCTACTGAATTTAAGAATCAACAAAAGTCTATGCGAAAAGCTCATGATTGTAGAGCTGTACCCTATATGTATGATTATTTTAATGGAATGGCTAATTTAGACCATTTAAATGGCTCTGAGAAGCCACAGGATAGCTAAACAGACTACATTCGGTATCAGTGGGTACATTAATAATGAAAGCTCTATACGTAGCTCTAAGACAGTTTATTGCCTGTTTCAACAAAATGTTCTGATTCTAGCTCAGCTAAAGCTCCACGCATTAAATCTATAGCAAATTTCTTATTATTATAATTGGATGCTATTTGCATTACATTAGATACCAAAGCAACTTGAGCTGCATCTATATTATTACCTTTAAGTAAATCACTTGTTACAGTATCAGCAATATTATCAAATAGATCTATTACTTCTTTGTTAGATACTTTTCTTGATTTAAATATATCTCTTAAGCATATTATTGTTTTCATAGGTAAATGTTATTATGAAATTCGGAAGCTCACACCTCACATAAAAAAAAGTAAGCATCA